GCGTCCTGTAGCGACTTGATCAGCAGGCCGCCCACCACCTGCAGGCCCTCCCACAGCTTCACGTAGGGCTCGACGAACACCTGATAGGCCAGCTCCAGCATGGTGGCGAAGGCATTACCCACGGCCTCTGTCAGGGCCTCGAGCACCGGGGCGGCCAGCTCCACCAGGCCATCCCAGATCCCGATCCAGAACGCCCGGATGGGTTCGCCCCACTCCCACAGGGATTCGACCCAGCCGGCAATCAGCTGGCCAATCCCCTGGAAGAACTCAGCGATCTTGTCGCGGAACACGAAAATCGCCACGGCCGCCGCCACCAGGGCCGCCACCAGCAGCACCGGCCAGGAGATCAACGCGCCGGCCGCGGCCAGGAATCCGCCGATTGCTGAGCCAACTGCCGTAAGGGCCGGCACCACGGCGCCCAGGGCACCGGCCACCGCGGGCAATGCGCCGGCCAGGCCGCCGAGCAAGCTCACCACCGACATGATGATCGGGGCCAATGCGGCGAGGCCAATCGCCAGGATTCCCAGTATCCCGATTGCCTGCTGGAGCGGTTCGGGCAGTTTCCCAAACCCATCCACCAATGCCACAACGAACCCGGTTAACGCTGTGATTGCCGGCAGCAGCGCCTCGCCCAGCTTGGCCCCGACGCCCGCCAGCTTGGCCTGCAGCTCTGCCATCTTGTCGTTCGCTGCGTCGGCCCCCTTCGCGAACTTCGTCGTCATCGTCGCGGTTAGGCTCTCGATTGATGCCCGGCCACCATTCAGCAGCGGGATCATGTCGGCGCCAGCCTTGCCGAATAGATCCATCGCCGCAGCAGTCTTGGCCGCGCCATCTGGCATGGCCTTGAACTTGTCGGCAACGCGCAGCATGATCTCGTCAGCGCTCAGCATGTTGCCTCTGGCATCCTTCGCGCTGATGCCAAGCGCGCGCAGGCCATCGGCCGCCGGCCCCTTGCCCTCGGTTGCCAGCTGACCCAGGCCGCGGTTCAGCTTGATCAGGGCCTTCCCTACTGCGTCGATGTTGGTTCCGCCTGCGTTGGCGGCCTGCTGCAGCTTGCTGAGGGTCTCGACACTGGCCCCGGTTTTCTGGGCCAGGTCGTTCATGTTGTCGGCGGCGTTGACGGCTCCCTGCCCCATGGCGATCAGCCCAGCGCCAGACAGCAAAGGGGCAAGGGTGCTGAACGCACCACCCAGGCCACCCATGCCGGCCGCGCTGGTGAGCGCCTTAAGCCCGCCGCTGGCTGCCGCGGCTTTGCTCTGGATCCCACCGATGGCTTTACCCAAGCCAGCCACGGCGCCCTCGCCCTGGACGTTCGCGCGGATGTTCAGCAGTGCGGAGAGGGTGGTGGCCATCAGCTCGCCCTCTGCCGCTCTGCGGCTTCATAGATCAGCTCCAGCGCCCGCCGTTCCATCGTCTGCACTTCCTCGAGGATCTCGCGCATCTGAGCCTCAGCAGGCAGATACAGGCTAGCGAGGCTCAGAACCGCCGAATAGTCCAGGCCGGACACGCCAGCCGGCGCCACGGCTGACGGCTCACCCATCCGCCACTGCGTTGCGCAGCGCAGGAACAGCTCGACCACCTGCAGGTTCTCAGGCCACACCGCATAGTCGCGCACCCGCAGCTTCTCCGGTGGGAGCTCCATCCCGAACGCCTTCGCGTCCTGGATCATCTGCGGATCTGGCTGGCCGCCGCCGGTAAACCAATAGTCGACGGCCCCGGTTAGTTTTTTGCCTTCGCCCCGGGGATGCTGGCCTGCCAGGCCTGCAGGATCGCTTCCGCCACGTCGGGCACGTTGAGCAGCTGCGCCTTTGTGGCCTCGCTGTAGGGCACTTCCTCGGCGCCCTTGCCTTCGCTGGTGAGGATGCCGGACCAGCCGACCACCAGCTCCTGGGCGATGCTGCGGGGTGTCAACAGCTCGCCCTCAAAGTCGCCGGCCTCGACCCGGTTCTGCTGTGCGGCCAGCTGGCGGCCCAGTTCTTCGCGGCGCTCCTGCGACACGCGCAGAAACTCCACGTCGAAGGCATAGGACCGGAACCGGCCGCCGTCTTGGGGAACCTTGACCGTTACCGGCCAGGAGTAGGAATCAGAGAGGTCTAGAACGAACGCCATCAGGTGAAGGTGAAGGAATGGTCGTCATAGCCGTCACCAGCCGTGGGGATCGGCATGAACGGCAGTTTCAGCAGCTCCACGCCATCGCCGTCGTCGTACTCAGGATCCCCCAGGCTGTTGCTGCTGGCGCTGAACGCCACGATGTTGCCGGCGGTGGCACCGTGAGTCCAGCTGATGGCGCCCAGGGTCTGAGCAGTCGCGGCGCTGAAATAATTCTTCTGCGCAATTGTAGGCGACTCGATTACGACTTCGCCCTCGGGTTTCCTCTCGGTATCAATCCTGATTTGCTTCGTGCAGCCCGCCCGCTGGTGCAGCTTGGGAGACCGGCCAGCCTTGAGGCTGAACGACTCCATGCACGCGCTGTAGCTGAACACCGACACCGGGGTGGTGTTGTCGGCGTTCACCACCAGGGGATCAGCCTGATCGGCAAAAGTGAGCGAAGGGTTGGCCGTGTCCGTGGGCGCGGTGTAGAACCCCATGCCGTCGAACTTGCCCACCGGGATCTCGCCCGTTTTCAGCTCGATTGACAGCTCCCCGCGGACACCTGAGAGGATGTGCCGCTTGCCGCCGTGGTGGACGTTGAGTGTCAGGCCCTCGAACCCGGTCCCGATCGGCTCGTAGGTGACAGAGGTCGACGCCACGATGGTCTCGCCGTAACCCGCGGCTCGGAAGAAAAGCCCGGTCTTGGGCGCAGTCCCAGCCGCACCGCTGCCAGTCAGCTCGAAGCTGAACGACACCGCCGCCAGCTTCTGGCTCACCGTCCGCGGCCGGTTGCCGGCGTAGGGGTAGAGCAGATCCCTGTCGATCAGCTCCATCTGCAGCGGTGACAGCTGCAGATCATTTCCGATCCGCACCACGTCGGAACCCGTCAAGGTCTCCGGGGTGCCGTAGGTGCTTTCAGCCTTGGCCAGCACCAGCCGGTTAAACGTCGTCGGCATTGGTCAGCACCTCAGGGGAGAGGGTAGGGGCAGCCGGTTCTGCAGCGGCCTGAGCAGGCACCCAGGCCCAGGCCTTGGGGTCGAGCACGTAGCTGCCGCCGGTCCTGGGCCGGGGTGGCAGCGGCTTGGGGGTGGCCTTGCTCACGCTGCGTAGGCGTAGAACTGGCCCCATGCTACCGGGGCTGGCAGCCGTTGCTATGCGATCACCCGGGGCAGCGCTTGGGTCAGCGCAAATAGGCGCCGGTTCAGCAGCAGCAGATCAACCGCCTCCCCCACCGAATAGAACGCTAGGCGAGAATCGTCGAAGTCTTGGCCGGCCGTTCCATTGAACGAGGCGAACACGCCCAGGTTGCCGCTTGATGGCGCGGTTGATGTTGAGGATACGGTCGTACTTCCTCCAGAGTTGTGTAATGTTACCTGAGAAGAACTTGCACGCGAAGCGCCAATCAGGCCCGGCGCGAAACGGGCAGCGCCAGCGGAAACGATGGTCCCAGTCGTTTGGCACCTGAATGAAGCGTTGCCGCTGTTGACGCTGGTCCCTGCGATGATCAGCTTCTCGTTGGTGCCGCCAATCTGCCCACCCAGCATGATTTTGTTGGTTGCGGTTGTAGCCCCAACTGACGTGGCATACACCGCAACATGGCAGCTGTTCTGCGGGTCTGCGTTGTTGTTGCGGTTGGTGTTCAGGTACTTGCTGCTGCCGTTGCCTAGCAGTCCCGTTGTCCTGCTGTAGTCACCGGCCACGAAATTGTTGTTGGTTGGCGCGCTGCCGACCAGGGGCGTCAAGGCGCCGGCCAGCGTCCTGGCGCCCACCATCAGGCAGGATGCTTTTATCGGCGTCCATGTTGAGTCAGCCTTGCAACCACGCACGAACAGATCAATCAGCACCCGCACCCGATCCTCCAGCGGGTAGTTGTCTGCGGCTTCCACCCGCCTGATGTAGTCCCACGCATCAGCATCGAACAGGTTCTGTGGGCGGCTGTTGCTAAGCCGCACCAGCCCTTGGCCGCGCGCCACGTAGGCGGCTTCTCTGAACGCAGTCCGGCGAACTCCTGCCATGATTAAACGTCCTTCGTACCGTGGATCATCACGGTGACTTTTGAGGCTGTGGTCGTAGTGGCAAAAATCGCATCGTTCGTGTCGCTCAGAACGATGCCATCGGCCGGGGCCTCAAACACAAACGTCTCCAGGCTGGCAAGGCTGATTTCGAGGAACTGATTCGACACGCCAGCCGTGCCCAAACTGCCGACAGAATCGGGCACGTTGTAGAGCTTCACCGTCTCGGCGGTGGTGTTGCCGTTGAACAGCGTGAAGCCTGCGATGAATGTTTTCGTGCTGGCGGGGTTCGCGTAGATCGAGCCGGCCGAGCTCGCCACGTACTGAATGTCCGCCAGTTTGCCGCGTGAAATAGCCATGGCCTCAGCTCGTTAGGTCAGTGGTAGAGGTCCGGTAGCGGACCGAATAGGGGCACGTGACCCAGCCGGCCGCGGCGTCCGCCTGCTCCCGCTGGTGCTGCACCGTCCCTGGCCACACGTCGAGGGCCAGGCCCCCCAGCGTCTGATCCGCCATCAGCAGGCTGTGGACGCTGGCCACGATCGGCGCCGCCAGCTGGTCAGGGATCGCCCCCCGCGTGTGGATCTGCACCAGCACGTCGAGGCGCCAGTCGATTCGACACGTGCTGATGGGCTCTGACGCGGGAACGTCGTTCCCGGGCTCGATCACGATGGCCGGCGCTTCATTGCGGGCGAAGGCCTCCACGCGGCTGCGATAGACCCGGCCGCTCACGCCCGTGGTGCTGGCCAGGGCCGTTGCCACCGCCGCCAGGATTCGCTCGCGCTTGATGTCGGTCATGGGGCCACCGGCCGCTCGTAGCTCAGCAACGCCGCAACACGGTCAGCTTCCAGCAGCTCAGCGTCCACCAGCTGCTGCAGCCCCGGCTCCAGGCGCGGATCGTCGAAGTTGACCACAGGCTCAGCCAGCAGCGTTGCCAGCAGGCCGGCGACAGTGGCATCGGTCTCGGCAGCGGCGAGGATGCCCGAGTACTCAGCTGGGGTGAAGCGAGCGATGAAGGCGGCAGAGGTGATGACGCCTACTTTGAAGAGGTCGGCGTAGCTTTTGCCTTGCGCCTCCAGTAGCTCCAGGGCGAGGGCTTCGGCGGTGGTGCCGTTGCGGTTGGCGGCCTCGATGAAGCCGTCGATGAAGCGGGGGTGGTCGAGGGTGATGGTGAGGGTCATGGCGGTCAAGTAGAGATGAGGCCGAGATCCCGCATCCGGGACAGCAGCAGGTTGAGTTGGGTGATGACGCTGGCAGCATCCGTCGCATCAGCCACGGCCGCCGGCTGCACCACCGGAGCCTTGTTGTAAAAGCCCAGCTTCTGCGTGGTGGCGGTGCCGATCTTGGTGCCGGTGCTGGTGCCCACGGCAATGTCGTTGGCGTCAGCAATGGTTATCCCGCCGCCGCCTCCAATACGCAGCCGTTCGGCAGTGTTAGTCCCAATGACTATCGGCTTATTGGTAAGGGTTCCAAGGAGGAAGCCATTAGAATCGGCACCGTCACTAAACAGACCGCTGTAGTTTGCTAATGTGATACCCCAAACCGCCACGGTGTTACCGCTGCTGTAGGTGCGGGCAAGGAGTGACGATGTGTTGTTGCCGGTGACTGCAAAGCCTGCGCTAGCGGTAGACGCAGACGACGAGTTTACAATGCTCAGGCCTAAGAAGGCGTTCTCACTACCGGAAACGCTTACAGCGCCTGTGGCGGCCGCTCTAAATCGGCTAACCCCCGCCACTTGCAAGTCCAGCAGGTTCCCCGCAAACCCACTCGCCGCATTGACGCCCAGGCCGGTGCCACTGGTGCTCCACGCCGTAGACGTGGTGCCCGCAGGCTCAATCAGGAGGTGGGGCTTGGTCGTTGTGGCACTGCCGCCTGTGAACCACGTCCCGGTGAAGGCTTTAGCCGGAGTACTGGCGATGCTGGTGAAGCTGTTCCGCATCCGACCCGCGCACGTCAGCGTCGTGCCGTCGTAGGTCAGCGTTGAGATGCCAGCAAACGCGCCTGCGTTGTTGTACTGAACCTCAGTGGTCGAGCCGCCGGGGGTGCCGCCAGGCGGCGCCGCAAACGTCCCATCAGCCCGCAAAAAGTTAGTCGTGCCGCCGCCAGAAGCTGGCACTAGGCCCGCGTTCGCGCTGGTGAACAACGGCAACGTGGCATCAGCTCCGGTGCTGCTGGCCAGCAGCCGCGTGCTGGCGGTGTAGCTCAGGTCAGTGGCGACGTTGACTTGAGCCCCGGCCTCAATCCCGTCCAGCTTTGCCTTGGCCGAGCTGGCCGCCCACCAGGCTGCGATCGCCTGGAACACGCGCTGAGCGGTCCACGCCCGGCGCGTGGTGGCTGTTCCTGCCTCGGCCTCGGCCTGGCTCACCGTCTCCGCTGTCCACTCCCGCGAGTCGGTGCCCTGGGCAGCCGTCGCATAGGCGGCATTGCCCTCAGCTGCGGTCAGGTATTGCGGGTGAGGATCGCCAGCCGCCGCGTGCGCAGCTACCGCAGACGTGATCGCAGCGCCCGCCAGGTCGGCAATCGCCTGGCTGCTGGCGTCCACCGTCACGCCGGCCTGATCCATCGGAACGCGCTCCGTCCCGTCCAGCGGGGTCGTGGCGTTCGGCAGCCCTGTGATCGTGGTGTCGGCCATGGCTATGAAACGAGGATTCGGTCGCCGTTCAGCGCAGTGAGCCGCAGCCCGCTGATGGTCGCGATGTAGTTGCCCAGCGACTGCTGGAGCGTGATCTCACAGAACACGCCGTCATCCACCAGGCGCACCTCGCGGACGGTGTAGGCGGTCCCGCCCACGGTGATGGAAGATCCCCACGCCAGGCCGCCGAACAGCGACGCCAGGCACCGCACCCGGTAGTCGGTGCTGATCACCATGCCGTCGAGGATCGCCTCCCCGGGCATGTCGAGAATCCCCATGCCAGAAACGGCGCCACTGGTGACAGTGACGCCGAACTCGGCCAGGAAGATTGCGGGATCTTCCGTGATCATCAGCCGTACTTTTTGAGGCCGATGGCGTTCACCACCATGTAGCTGGAGCCGGTGCCGGCGTCGCTGGTGATGCTGAACCGAACAAACGCCTTCAGAGCATCGGCGTTCAGGGTGATGACCTCTTTCGTGGCCGTGTTGCCGATCTGCGTGAAGCCGCCACCGGTGACAGCGGTATAGGTGCCGCCCAGGGTGTCGGAGTGCTCGATCCTGGCGTCGAAGGTGGCGCCGGAACCAGCAGCCGCAGCGTTGAGGATGAACTGAATGTCGCCCTCAATGTCGCTGATGTCGACACCGGTCTGGTCGCTGATCGCGGTGATGGTCGCCGCGCAGAGGGCGAAATGCTGGAGTTTCTCCAGCGTCTGAGCTCGAATGGCCATGGTCAGGTCTCGCGGGGTTTGCGGGTGCGAGGCTTGCGGGCCTCAGGCGCCGGCACCTCTGC